ATCGGCGGCGTTCCCTGCCGGCAGGCTTTGCAGCAGGGACTGTTCGACGGTGCGGAAATTCAGCGCGAAAAGGCCTTCTTTGCCGCCTGGGGAACGCCGCCGATCGGTTCGGTCGTGCTGTTCAAGGGGCGCGTCGCGCAGATCGATTCGATCGGACGCACCAGCGCGCAAGTTACGGTCGCTTCCGATCTCGTGCTGCTCGATATCGACATGCCTCGCAACGTCTATCAGGCCAATTGCCAGCATGTCCTTTACGACGCCAATTGCAGCGTCATCGCCGGAACCTATTCGACGACGGGAAGTGTCGGCGCGGGTTCGACGCAGACGCAAATCGAATGGCCGGGCGCCACTTCCGCTTATCAGCAGGGGACCATCACCTTCACCTCAGGCGCCAATACCGGCGCAACAGCGACGATCAAGTCGGCGGGAAGCGGCTGGCTGCAACTCGCCTATCCCTTGCCCGACGCGCCAGCCGCCGGCGACGCTTTTGCCGCCTCTTACGGCTGCGACCGCACCATGGCGACGTGCCAGAGCCGTTTCAAGAATCTCGGCCAGTTTCGGGGTTTTCCCTTTGTGCCTCCGCCCCAGATCATGACGGGGCCGCTTTCCTCGGTGGTCTCCAACAGCGCCAAGGGCGGCAAATAGGAGTTGGCCATGATCGGAGTCGAACAGCGCCAGCTCGATGAAAGAAAACGGGTTGTCGCGGAAGCGCGCAAATGGATCCTGACCCCCTATCATAATGGCGCCGACGTCCGCGGCGCCGGCGTCGATTGCGGCATGCTGATCGTGCGGGTCTTCGTCGATCTCCGCCTCGTCCCGGCCTTCGATCCGCGGCCCTATGATCCAGACTGGATGCTGCATCGGGACGATGAAAAATACCTCTCGTTCTTTACGCAACGCTGTGTGCGCGTTGACAGCCCGCAGCCCGGCGACCTGGCGCTTTTTCGCTACGGACGCTCCTATTCGCATGGCGGGATCGTGACCGGGATCGATCCCGCATCAATCATCCACGCCTATCATGACGCCGGTTGCGTCATCGAGGAAACGCTGGCGCATAATCCGGCGCTCACCGATCCGAAGCGCAAATTGGCTTTTTTTTCCATCTGGGCTGGAAAGGCGGGGGAATAATGGGCTTTCTGCGCGCTGGCAACAGCAATACCCAGATCACCAAATATTCCGGACTGCAGGTTCAGACGACCTCGAGCAGCGTCCCCGTGCCGATTGCCTATGGCGCCAATATTCTCGCGCCGAATTGTTTCTGGTACCAGAATTTCAGGGCCCGACCGCAATATACCGGCGGCAAGGGCGGTGGCAAGGGAGGCGGCGGAAGCTCGCCGTCGAGCTATGCCTATAGTTGCGCCATCATGATGGGAATCGGCGAAGGGCCGATCGCCGGGATCGGCAATATCTGGCAAACCTCCACCGCCGCGGTCGATCTTGCAGCCCTGGGTCTGAGCCTGTTCGCCGGCGCGTCGCCGCAGAGCGTCTGGTCCTATCTTTCCGCCGCCTTTCCGGCGCAGGCGCTAACCTATCCCGGCGTGGCCTATGTCAGTAACTCGAACTACGACCTCGGCGCCTCGGCCAGCGTCGGCGACAATAATTTCGAGGTGTTCGGCATTCTCCACGGCACCGGGGTCAACGGCCAGGACGCCGATCCGGCTCAGGTGATTTCGGACTTCTTGACCAATCCCCAATATGGCGTCGGATTTCCCGCCGCTTCCATCGATGCGGCCTCGTTATTCGCCAATTCCGGCGATTCCTCTTACCAGACCTATTGCTGGGCCAATTACCTGGCCATCAGTCCCGTGCTGAACATGCAGGAAACCGCCTCATCGATTCTGACCCGGTGGCTGCAGCTGACCAATGCCACGGCGGTGTGGTCGGGCGGCCTGCTGAAAATCATCCCCTACGGCGACGGGGTGGTCACGGGCGGCTCGACGTCCTCCCGGAAGACATGGACGCCAAATCTCACCCCGGTCTATGATCTCACCGATGATGATTTCCTGCACACGGAGGGCGAAGATCCGGTCAAGATCACGCGTTCCGATCCCTACTCGGCCTATAACCAGCAGGCAATTGAAATTCAGTCGCGGTCGGACGCTTACAATACCGGGCCGATTGTCGCTTTCGACCAGTCGGCGATCAACCGCTTCGGCCAGCGCATCGGCTCGACCATCACGGCGCATGAAATCTGCGATCTTCAAGTCGCACAGATGTCCGTGCAATTAATTCTGCAGCGTGGCCTCTACATCCGCAACACATTCGTATTCAAACTGTCGATGGAATTCTGTCTGCTCGATCCGATGGATCTGGTTACGCTGACCGATCCGGCGCTTGGTTTGAACAAGACAGTCGTGCGCATCGTAGACATCGAGGAAGATTCCGATGGCGCGATGACGGTGACGGCGGAAGAGTTTCCTCAAGGCGTGGCGACGGCGGCGCTTTATCCGACTCAAGGCAAATCGAACGGCGTTCCCGATAGTTCCGTCGCGCCGCAACCGGTCAACACACCGCTCATCCTCGAACCGCCGCCGGGTCTTACCGGCAATGTCGCACAATTATGGCTTGGCGCCAGCAGCCAGAACGGCGATCCCAATTGGGGCGGCTGCGTGGTCTGGGCCTCGCTCGACGGCAATTCCTATGCGCAGATCGCGCGTATCGGGTCGCCGGCGCGCCAGGGTGCGGTCTTATCGCCGCTTCCGGCTTTTTTGGAAACCAATCCCGATACTTCCGACACGCTGGCCGTGGACCTGACGGAAAGCGGCGGGGCGTTGTCTTCGACGTCGTCGGCGAGCGCGGCGGCGGGAGTCACGCTTTGCTATGTGGACGGCGAATATGTGAGCTACACGACGGCGACCCTGACGGCCGCGAACACATATGCACTGAGCGGTCTTTATCGCGGCCTCGCTGGAACCAGCACTTCGGCTCATGCCAGCGGCGCGACTTTCTGTCTGCTTGATTCAGCCATTCTGCAATATGACGTCACGGCCTCGCAAATTGGTCGAACGATCTATCTGAAATTCCAGAGTTTCAATATTTTCGGGAGCGGAGTGCAGGACCTTTCGACTTGCGCCGCCTACCCCTACACGATCCAGGGGACGGGAACGATCGGCGCGGTCGCGGCGGCTTTGGCCGTGGGCGCGTCCATGGACTACGGCCTGGTCAACCACGCTGTCGCCGAAACCGACGACTTCGGCTCGGTGTCATCGCCGGTGACGGTCATGATTGATCTCGGAACGACGACAAGCTGAAAAACCATTGCGCTTCGGCGCGGCGCGGCCCCCGCGCGGACGAGGCGCCTCCGTGACGGTTTCGTCGCCGCGCCGGACCCAGTGTTTGCGAGACAAAAAGGAAATCCATGTCCGTTCAAGTCAAACGGCGCCGGGACACGGCTGCCAATGTTTCCTCTTTTGCCGGCGCGCAAGGCGAATTGATCGTCGACACGACGAACAACCGCGTCACCGTCCATGATGGGGTCACGCCCGGCGGTTGGGCCGCGGCGAAACTATCCGACGAATTCACGCTGATCGGCATCGGCACGGCGCCCGATCCCTCGAACACGCTTTCGGTGTTTGGAGGCTCGGCCTTGTTCAACGGCACAAACTTCAACTTCACCCTCAACAAGTCGGCGGCCGCCAACACCGCTTCGATCATGTTCGAAGATGGTTTTTCCGGGCGGGCGCAAGTCGGGCTCACGGGCGACGATAATTTCCACTTCAAGGTATCGGCCAATGGCTCGACCTGGCTAGACGCGCTCGACATCAACGCGACGACCGGGCAAGTCTGGCTCGAATACGGTATTGGCGGCGGCGAAGCTCTCAGCTGGCGCAACCGACTGCGCAACGCCGCATTCGCCATCAACCAGCGCAATGTCTCAGGCGAAGTCACGCTGGCGGCTGGCGCCTATGGGCACGACGGCGTCAAGGCCGGCGCGAGCGGCGCAACCTATATATTCGCGACGTCCGGGATAGATACGACGCTCACGATCACCGCCGGGTCGTTGATTTTCCCGATCGAATCCACGTTGATCGAGGGCGGGGCCTATACAATCCAGAACGCCGGGACCGCACAGGCTCGGGTCTGGCAGGGGGATGGCTACAGCGGGTCAGGCCCCTTTGCCGCTGCGCCGGCGAGCCCGACGGCTTCACCTCTCACCGTTATCGGCCTCGCAGCAGCGACCCAGACCAACGTCGAGTTTTCGACGGGCACGTTGCTACGCCCGCAGTTCGAGTTGGGCAATGTGGCGACGGTTTTCGAGCGGCGACCGACAGGCGTCGAGCTTCTTCTGTGCCAGAGATATTTTTTCAGGGCCTCCGCACTTGGCCCCTACGCGCCATTTGGCGCCGGCGCCGGGGACAGTACGACGGACTTTCGCGTCCTGCTCAACTTGCCGGCGCCGATGCGCGCATCGCCGACAATGACCTATGGCGGCTCATTCATCTGGGCCTCCGGAAACCCGGTCACAGCGATTGAATTCGTCGCATCGACAATCGGCCTCGTTGGACTTGGTTGCATGACGACCGGGGTCACTCCGAACGGCTGCTACATCTTGACGGACGCAGGTGGCGCGACAGCCTGGATTGCCGGTTCGGCAGAAATCTAGCGTCGGCTCAGCGAATGGCGCTCTCGGCGAATGCGGGCGCCCTCATGGCAAATCGTCGGGCCCGCATTTCGCTTTTGGACGGCGCCGATCATCCCCTGCTTTGAAAACTTTATGGAGATTGACATGGAATGGAGAAACCCGGATGGGTCCCTGACCGGCGGCGTCGTGATCGAAGATGGCGCCGGAAACAAACTGGGCACAGCAGCCAATCCGCTCAATGTAACGGGCGGCGTCGGCGGAGGCGGCGGCTCCAACGCCAGCGTCGGTTCGACCGGATCATTCGTCCCGGCGAACGCCACCGCGATCGGCTTTCAAAACGCGTCGGGCAATCTGGCGGTCCCTTCGCTCTCCGCGGGGCTGCCGATCGCCGATAGCGGCGCGGCGGCCGCTGGCGTTTCACAACCGGCAGGAGGATCCGGCCTCAGCGGTTGGCTCTCGGGGATATACGCCAAGCTGACCAGCACGCTTTCGGTATCCTGGTCCGGGCAGAGTGTGAGCGTCTCGAACTTCCCCGCGACGCAGACGGTCGCGGGATCGGTGTCGGTTTCCAACCTTCCGGCGACGCAGGCGATCAGCGCCGCCGCGCTGCCCTTGCCGACCGGCGCGGCGGCGGACGGAACCGATTCGAGCATGGCCACGATGCCGACCGGCGGCGTCGGCAATCGCGGCTGGCTTTCGGGCATTTATGCAAAAGTCGCCGGAACTCTCACCGTCAGCTGGACCGGCCAGAGCGTCGGCGTCTCGAACTTCCCATCGACGCAGACGGTTGCTGGCGCGGTTTCGGTTTCCAACCTTCCCGCGACGCAGGCGATCAGCGCCGCCGCGCTTCCGCTGCCTTCCGGCGCGGCGGCGGACGGGACTGATTCGAACATCGCCACCATGCCGACCGGCGGCGTCGGCATTCGAGGCTGGCTTTCGGGCATTTATGCAAAAGTCGCCGGAACTCTCACCGTCAGCTGGACCGGCCAGAGCGTCGGTGTGTCGTCGCTTCCGGCGCTGGCGGCGGGAACCGCCGTCATCGGCTACGCCGGATCGCTCAACTTCCAGACTTCGCCCGTCGTGCCGACCATTCAGGCCGCCGCCTATTCCGCCGGCTATGTCATCGGCGGCAAGCAGACGTTGACCAATTTCTTCCGCAATACCACCCAGCCGAGCGCGACGCTGTCGCAATTTCTGCTCGGATGGGGCGGAACGGAGGCGGTTTCTGTCGCGGTCTACCTGTTCTCGCGCAATCCGACCAATTCGACCATTACGGACAAGGCCGCTTTCGTGCTGGCGGCGGCCGACGCGCAATATCTCGTCACCGCGCCCTTCACCCTGACCGCCTCGGCCTCTCCGGGATCGACACAGACGTTCGCCGCGCAAAGCCTGTCGCTATCGACGCAGAACCTCGACGCGAGCGTGTCGCGCAACCTCTATGCCGTGCTTGTGGTCGGTTCCGCCGTGACGCCCGCCGTCGGCGATCTGTTCTTCTCGATTTCCGGGGTGCAGGACTGATGCGTTTGAAATTCATCGCCGCTTTTCTGGCCCTCGCCGCCTGCGCCTGCGCACCGGCGGTCGCGGCCCCGCGCGACAAAAATATTCTGGAGGCGCGGCTTGCCGGCGAGCGCATCGTGCTGGCGCCGCGCTACGTCCAGCCCGTCGCCTCCGGAGCCTGCATGGCCGGCGACAGCCGCACCGACACTGGCGGCGGCGGCCATCCGACCGGCGTCTCGTGGTTGACAAATCAATTCTTCGCCGCCGTCAACCAGGGCACCGATTACCAGAGCGTCCTGACCAGTCTGACCAACAACATCGTGCGCCTGCCCTACAGCTATGCGCGCGGCGTCGGCGGCTCGACCACGCTGGGGCTGCTCGACCGCATCGCCGTCGCCAGCAACGCCCAGAGCGGCAATCCCGCCATCGTAACCAGCTCGATCGGCACCGACGCCTATTTCGACTATTATTCGCCGCCCGCGACATCGACGCTGTCCTATTCGCTGATGAGCGATCCGAACTGCAACGT